ATGGCAAAACCTACTCCTGCAAGTGCACCTCGCCTGCCTGGTGATACGCGTGGCTTAGGTGCTCCAGTCGCAACTGAAGCTCCTAAACCTGTCGTGCCTCCCACGGCGTTTGATGCGCTCCGCGAATATTGGAATCAAACTGAAGATTTGGTCCATCTGAATGCATTGAAGAAACAGTGCACTGAACAACCGTGGCTGCTACCAGTAGTTATGATTTGTTTGTTCGCAGTTTTGTTATTGGTTGTTAAAGTACTCCATAAAACAGAACGCAAAAACCGAAGGAAGGAAAAGTCTAAAGCTAAAGCAGAGAAGGCTGAAGCAAAGACACAACAACCGAGGAAAAATGCCTCGAAAAAGAAGCCGAAAGGTGAAAACAAACCTGAGAAGAAAGAATCTCAGGATGGTTGCTGTCACGTCACAGTTGGAAAACATAAATGCCCTTGGTTCTTAGCAAAGCACCCAATAAGTGTCTCTGCAAAGAAGTGTTGCAACATCCACTGTGGTGGTTTAAAATGTATGCATTGGGCTGAATGTGATCCTCCGGGATATCCCTCTCTTACCCCCATGCCCGCTAGTGAAGCTAGTGAGTGTGTGCATCAACCTAATCAGGTGAAGTGTAAAAAGTGTGGTTGGAGTTATGAAGGTAATAATTCGAAGCAGCGTAGAGCTGCGGCTCGCAAAGGTAAGGTTCAGAAACCTAAGCCTTATGCAAACTACAACAAGCCTGGTGAAGATGTCACAGCCATTTGGACTCGTGACAACGGTGGGAACTTGGTGAAAACTAAGGACCTGGACCAGTTTGTTGTTCCTTCGAGTTTCCCTCATGCGGGACTTCTCAATGATTTTATGCATGGTTCCAATGAATCCGCTCAGCGCGGCGCAGCGAAAAAGCTGTTAGCAGCAGTGAGTAAGGTTAAGAAAGACCTTGATAAGAAGCACCCTAAAGGGAAGTGCTCTGTCTGTGGTGCAGAAGGCCATGTAGGAAAATCGTGTCCAAGCAAGAGTTCGCAACCTTGTTACTTTTTTCAAGAAAGGGAATTGTAAGTTAGGAGATAAATGCGAATTTCTCCATAAGTCGAAAGATCTTCAAGAGTCTGCGATAAATGGGAAACGCTTTTCACTTGGCAAAGTGCAAGGCGCTGTTGGATTGGCACGCATTGGCACGCGTTGTCTTAATGCAAACTTAATGTGGGGTGGTATAGTTGTGTGCGAACACATCTTTAAGGATGAAGGCGATAGTATCAAATTCTCCTTTCGACATGATGGAAAGATTGTCGAACACACTGCTAGTAAGAGTAGCGCAAAGAAATTGGGCTATGATCTCTTATGGTTTGCGCGTCCTAACGATGAACATGGTGAAACTGTGTTTAAAGGTTTTCCATCACTAAAACATTCTATGCCTGTTCCTGGGCGTAAGGTAGCATTGTATGCCTATGATAGTGATGAACAATTCATGAAAAGTGATATTAGCTGGGATGCTGGCAAAATCATTAGAATTGAGGACGTGTGTGATTCAATGAGTCTCACGTGTGTATCAACGCACAAAGTCGGAATTTATAAGCTGTCTTCTATTGACGGAAATTGTTCAGGAGTGGTAGTTGATGCCGAATCTGGCAATGTTGTGGGTTTCCATAACGCTACCCGTGGTGGAGTTGAGAATGTCTTTCTCGCCATCACGCCGCAGATTGTTGCTGCGGCCTCCAATCAACCTCAGAAAAACTAGATCGCCCACTGCCTGCGATCGCTACTTGGGAAAAGTGGTATGAAAACTACGTAACCAAGCAAGTATTTCAGCACAGAAAATATGTGACTGATGATCGTGGGATTTTGGTGGGCGGTTTGGCTGGGGGAGAGTGGAAGGATATTTGTCCTGAGGATCTTCCTTGGGACACGTCAAAAGAATTCAAACAGTGGTTTGTTAAGGGAAATTTGGATTTTGTCGCCCGTTGTAACCGAAAGGTGAAGCAGGAAAAAGATGAATCTAAACCTAATATTTCCTTGGATGAATTCTGCATTGAGAAAAATCTTAGTGTAGGATCAGCTTATCGCATGGTCATCCCCAACTTGCAAGCGTCTTTTAGGAGCGTAAGCAAGTATGACAAAGCACAGCCTCAATTGAATGAGGAATCGTGGGCTATTGCTGGGGAGTGGACCAAGCAGCATTTCATTCGACACATGGGCGGGTCTCGAGTCTTAACGCAACAAGATTGTGTGAAAGAACTTGATAGAACTACGTCAACTGGTTATCCTATGAGTATGGAATATCACAAGAAAGGTGAGTTTCTAGACCATGGACCAGTAAACATGCTTGAGGATTTTTGGAATATGATGGGAAAAGAAGAGGAGCGTGTGATGCGTCCTATTTGGACGTGTAGTCAAAAG